CTTTCTAGCCATCTCCCCCAACAACAAAATTCCGGCCATTGTCGACCCGGAAGGTCCCGGGGGCACGCCCATCTCCATCTTCGAATCGGGTGCCATCCTGAAATATCTCGCGACCAAGTTCGGCAAGTTCTACCCCACCGATCCGCGCCAGCAGGTCAAGGTCGATGAATGGGTCTTCTGGCAGGCCGGCGGTTTCGGCCCCATGCTTGGCCAAAACCACCATTTCGCCCTCTATGCACCCGAGAAGATCCCCTACGCCATCAAGCGCTATGTCGACGAAACCCACCGTCTCTATGGCGTGCTCAACAAGCAGCTCGAAGGCCAAGACTACATCGCAGGTGACTATTCCATCGCCGACATCATGTCGATCGGCTGGGCCCAGGGGTGGGAGCGCCAAGGACAGGACATCAACGACTTCCCCAATGTGAAGGCCTGGATCGAGCGCCTGGGGCAGCGACCTGCGGTCGCCAAAGGCCTCCAGGTCGGCAAGGATCAGCCCTCGAGCGATCTCAGCCAGGACAAGGACGCCCAGAAAATCCTGTTCAACCAGCGCTAGGCAGCACTTCGGGTTCGGGGATCACCCGGACCCAATCCTCGCCGCGGCAGATGATGTTGTAGAGCACGCAGCCATTGAGCCGCATAAGGTCCATCGTCACCATCTCCACATAGCCCGAATAGGTATTCCCATCCTGGGGATTGTAGATGTCGCCATCATAAATACCCGGCTTGGTGCTGGGGCGTAGCGTCAGAATTTGCAACCCCAGCATGGGCCGGCTGCGCAGGCTTGCATCCTTGTTGCGGTGGTCTGTATAGGCCTCGACCGGCATGGCAGCGGCTGCAGCAATCTCGTCGGCCGAAAGCCCTTCGCTGGGCACCACAATCTTGCTGAGCGCGCCGCAGTAGCCTTCGGCACAGGGCGCGATGGTGATTTCCGACTGCAATTGCGTCCGCCAGGTTCCCTCTATCGCTTCTTGTGCCAATGCCGCGCCGGAACCGAGCACCGCCAGCACTCCCCCCAAAATCACCCCGAACGCAGAGCCCATGCCGCCACTCCTCGATTCGCCCGTTTCGCGACAAGATTAAGCCGTCTCTTCGTGACAGAACAAAGGATTTCACCCCTCCACAATCTTCATCCTGCTGCCTTCCGACCACGATCAGCACACCCGCCTAAAAACCACTTGCCATGCGCCCCCCCTCCCGCTATCCACGGCCCTGCCGGAGAGGTGGCCGAGTGGTCGAAGGCACACCCCTGCTAAGGGTGCAGATGGGCAACTGTCTCGAGGGTTCGAATCCCTTCCTCTCCGCCACCACCTTCCTAAGCCATTGATACGCCAAAAAGCCCTTGCATTCCGGGGCTTTCAGTCACAAACCAGGTGACAAAACTGGTGACAAAATCACATGGCAAAGCGCATCAAGCACCTGCATGAGATCAACAGCCGTTTTGCTGTCCGCGTCGTCGTGCCCGAGGCACTCCGCGCAACGGTAGGCGCTCGCGAGCTGCGCGAATGGCTCGGCAGCGATCGAAAGGTCGCCGAACGTAACGCTCCGGCCGTGGTCGCTCGCTTCTATCGACAAATTGATGAAGCCAAGGCCAAGACCCAAGCGGCCGCGCCGACCCTGCGGACGGCGGCCAGGCATCACTACGAAGCCGAGCTCGCCGCTGACGATCGCGAGCGGGCCAACGGTGGAACCCTAGACTTGCGCCGCTGGTCGTCGCCGCATCGGGCCATGCTGCTCCGGCTGATGCTCGCGAAGCAGCTCTCGAGCGAGGAATGCGAAGCGCTGATGGGTTATGCCGCTAACGCCGCGCTCGCCGCCGGTGCCGCCGATCCGAACCTCGATCGGGCCGAACTGCTAAGAGCGATGGCCGAAGCTCAGCTCGAGGCCCTGACCAGGCAGGAAGAACGCGACGCCGGTAAGATCGCAATCTCGACACCAGCAAGCCCGCTGTTGCAGCCCGAGGCGCCGGCGCCCGATGCTGCTGTTCCAGCGCGTGCGGCAACAAAAGCATCCGGCGAGACGATCGAGGAAGTGCTGGCGCTCTTTCACCGGGAACGCACGGCAGGCGGCCGAAGCCTATCGGAAAAGACCATGGCCGAGCACAAGGTCGCTGTTCGCATGTTGCAGGAGTTCTTGGGGCAGGGGATTGCCGCTCGAGCAATCGCCGTCGCCGATATGCGGAATTACAAAAACGCGTTGATCGAGACGCCGAGCAACTACGCGCTGCGCTTTCCCGGCATGATCCTGCCCAAGGCGATCGAGGCCAACAAGAAACTCGCCAAGCCCTTCCCGACCCTCAACGCCAATACCATCAACGAAAAGTGGCTTTCCCATATCAGCACGATCTTGGGATGGGCGACCAAGAACGGCTATGTCGACCAGAACCCCGCGCGGGGTATCAAGATCGACAAGGGCAAGAGCTTTGAAGCGCCGAGCCGCGTCGGCTTTACCGGCGACGACCTCCAGCGCCTTTTTAGGACGCCGCTGTTCGCAGATCCAAGCAAATACGAGTCGCGGCAATGGGCACTTCTGATCGCCCTCTACACCGGTGCACGATCCTCCAGCGAGATCCGTCGCATCAAGATCGGCGACATCTACCAGGAGCAAGGTGTTTGGGTGTTCGACCTGGTCGAGGCGACCAAGAACGTCCACTCGAAACGCCTGGTGCCAATCCACCAGGCTTTGCTCGAGCGCGGCTTTCTTGACTACGTCGACCAGCTCAAGCGGCAAGGTAAGACCAAGCTGTTTTGGGATTGGGAGCCCGAGGATAAGATCAACCGCTGGTTTCTCCGGACGTATAAGACCGAGGTCGGCATTCTCGACTCTCGCAAGGTGTTTCACAGCTTCCGGCACACCCTCAAGACCGCCCTGGCACGGCACGGCGTCAACCGCGACGTGTCCGATCTGATCACCGGACACAAAGACCAGTCAGTCGGCGGCATCTACATCGGCGAGGCTAATGTGACGATGATCGAGGCCATGCGTGACGGCCTCAATCGAGTAGAGTTCAAGTTCTAGCTCGCCGGCCACAAATCGGCGCAACAGGCTGACTTTCTAGCACAAAGACACAAAAGCAGGATTCACTTTCTGTTCTCAGTTCGGTATACTGTCGTTACGTTATATCAGAACAGACGGCAGCCGACTTGCAACAGAACATCATCGGGCGCTTCCTCGATCGTCTAGCGGCCCCAGAGCAAAAGAGCGCCGTTGCGCCCATGGAATGGGGCGCTGAACTGATCTTCGCCGCGCCCTCGATCGCCGGCCCGTCGGTTACGCCGCAAACCGCAATGCGCTCGACGCCCGTCGCCTGCGCAGTGCAATTGATCTCCAAGTCGGTCGGAACCCTGCCGGTCAAGCTGTTCAAGCGCGACGGCAAGGGCGGCAAGATCCCCGCCACCGATCACGCCGCCCATAAGATCCTCCACGGCGAGGCGAACCCCTGGACGAGCTCCGAGGGCTTGCGCCAGCAACTCACGGCTGACGCCCTGCTTTACGGCAACGGCTACGCCTTTGCGAACCGCGTCAACGGCCAAGTGCTCGAGCTGATCCGGCTCGACCCGACCGGCGTCGAGGTGAGGATCACCTCAACCGGCGAACCTGTTTACATTACCGGAACCGGCCGCGATCGCCGCACCCTATCGTTCCGCGACGTGCTCCACGTCCCGGCTTTCAGCCTCGACGGCCTCACTGGAACCTCGCCGATCTTCCTGGCTCGCGAGGCGATCGGCCTCGCCCTCACCTATGAGCAGCACGCCGCTCGCTTGTTTAGTCGCGGCGGCCGCCCTTCCGGCGTGCTAACGTTTCCCAACAAGCTCGGCGACGACGTTGCAAAGCGCGTCTCGGCCTCCTGGCACGGCGCCCATGCCGGCGAGCAGTCCGGCAAGACCGCTGTTCTTGAAGATGGCGGCCAGTTTCAGGCCCTCCAGTTTTCCAGCGTCGACGCTCAGTTCATCGAATCTCGCCGGCTCCAGATCGAGGAAATCGCTCGAGCCTTTTCCATCCCCGCGACAATGCTAGGGGAGCTTTCTCACGGAACCCTCGCGAACACCGAGCAACAGGCTCAGCAATTCCTCAGTCACACGCTGCGGGGTTGGCTTAGCGCATGGACGTGGGCTTACTCCCGCGTGCTACTCTCAGACACGGAACGCGCCGAGCTTCTAATCGAGTTCGTTGTCGACGACCTGCTCGCCGTTGAGTTCGCCGCCCGCGCGACCGCTTACCAGGCCTATCGTTCGATGGGCGCCATTACGGCCAATGAGGTCCGTTCGGGCCTCAACCTTCCGGCCCGCACTGACGGCGAGGATCTGCACTCGCCTTATACCTCCGGCAAAACGAGCCAGGAGGGCGCCGCGTGAACAAGTTCTTCGGCGACGCTGAATATGAGTTCAAGCTGACATCAGCCATGGTGCTCGAGCTCGAGCGCACGACCGGCACCGGCATCGGCGCCCTATGCCGCAAGGTATTCTCCGGCCAGTTCCACCTTGCCGAGATCAGCGAGACGATCCGCCTCGCACTTATTGGCGGCGGCGCCGAGCCGGAAAAGGCCAAGGCCCTCGCCGAGACCTACACCACCACTCCGAGCCTAGTTCACGGTCACGCCCTGGCCGTCGCCGTGCTCGAGCTTTTCTATGCCGGCACCGGCGAGGAACCCACCGAATGACCGACACCAAGACCGACAAGACGCTCGAGATCAAAGCTGACCTAGCCGTGACCGAGGCTGGCGAGATCACCGGCATCGCCTGGCCGTTCGGCTCGGCCGACCGTTACGGCGACCTCATCACCAAAGGCGCGTTCCGGACACCCGAAACACTGCCGATGCTGTTCGCCCATGACCCTCACCAGCCGGTCGGCGTCTGGCACGAAATCAAAGAAACCATGCACGGCCTCGAGGTTCGCGGCCGGCTCTTGATCAATGACGTTGAAAAGGCCCGCGAGGTTCACGCCCTGGTAAAGGCCCGCGCGATCACCGGCATATCCATCGGTTTCGTCACGAAAGACGCAAAGCCCCGCATCGGCGGCGGCCGTGAGATCCGATCCCTCAACCTTCACGAAATTTCGCTCGTAACCGTGCCCGCACACCCCGGTGCCCGCATCGTCTCGGCGAAGGATGCAACGGCCGCACTCGCGATCGCCGAGGCTATCAACCGCGCCACCTCGGCGCTCCAAACCCCAAAAGGAACCCTGAATTGACTTTTAATCCCCACGCTACCCCTGGCGCTTTCGAGCTCAAAGACGCCGAGCCGGTCGACCTGGTCACGAAGGCCCTGGCCGATCTGACCAAAACGGTCGATGACCGCATTGCAGCGATCGAAACGAAGTCGGCTAATGTCGACCTCGGCGCCGTCAATGCTCGCCTCGACGCAATGCAGGCTGCACTTAACCGGCCCGTCGCCGGTGACGCCGCACCCTCGACCGATCTGGAGCAGAAGGCCTTTGTTTCTTTCGCCCGCACTGGCGTGGAGCGGATGGCCGCCGAGGAAATCAAGGCGCTGACCGTCTCGACCGACTCGGCTGGCGGCTATCTGGTCCCCGACGCGTTCTTGACCGAGCTCGACAAGAACCTTGTCCAGTATTCGCCCGTTCGTTCGGTCGCCCGCGTCGCACCCGCATCGACCGGTGAGATCCTTCTCCCGAAGCGCACCGGCACCCTGACCGGCGCTTGGGTCGGCGAGACGACCGCCCGCACCGGCACGCAGCCGAGCTACGGCCAGCAGACCTTTGTGATGCACGAAATCGCCTGCTACGTCGACGTTTCCAACCGCTTGCTCGAGGATTCCGCGTTCAACGTCGAGGGCGAACTTGCTCACGACTTCGGCGAGGAGTTCGGCCGTATCGAGTCCGCTGCCTGGATCAATGGCGACGGCACCAGCAAGCCCGTTGGTATGCTGCTCAACACCGATATCGAGGATCTCGAGACTGCCGGCCTGGAAATCGCCGCCGACGACCTGATCGACCTGTTCCACATGCTGCCGGCTTTCTATGCGGCCAATGGCACTTGGGCGATGAACCGCAAGACCATCGGCAAGGTCCGCAAGCTCAAGGACGGCGCCGGTGACTATATCTGGCAACCGAGCCTGGTCGCCGGTAATCCTGGCACCATCCTCGGCCGGCCAGTGGTTGAGTTCCCCGACATGCCCGACGCCGCTGCCGGCGAGATCCCCGTTGCCTTCGGTGACTTCCATCAGGGCTTCCGGATCTTCGACCGCACCGCCGTCTCGATCCTTCGCGACCCCTACAGCATCCAGACGACCGGCCAGGTGCGCTTCCACGCTCGCCGCCGTGTTGGTGGCGCCGTGAGCAAGGCCGAGGCCCTCAAGTTCCTTTCGGTAAAGGCGGTCTAAGTCATGTCCTTTAATGTAGCAGCAGGCACTAAGCTCTTTATCTCGAGCACCCCGATCGCAAGCTCGGCAGACCTGGCGACCTACCAGGCCGCCAGCTACGTCGAGGTTAAGGGGATCGAGGATCTCGGCGAGTTCGGCGACGAGGCCGAGGTAATCACCTTTACCACCCTCGAGGATTCGCGCGTCCGTAAACTCAAGGGCACCAGCAACGCCGGTGCAATCGAGCTCGTGGTCGGCCGTGACGCCGCCGACCCTGGTCAAATCGCTCTCCGCGCCGCGACCAAGACCCGCGACACCTACGGTTTCAAAATCGCCCTCGACGACGCACCGGACGCCGGCACTCCATCCACTTTCTATTTCGCCGCCCTGGTAATGAGCGGCCGCGTGCAGCTCGGCACGGCAAACGACGTCGTTAAACAGGCGTTCAATCTCGAGATTGACAGCGAACCGCTCGAGGTCGCACCGGCCGAGGCAGTGGCCTAAAACCATGCAGCTCGCAGCAACCGCCATCACGATCAAAGCCAATAGGCTCGAGATCGAGTTGCGCCCGTCGCTGCGGGCCGCAACCCACCTGGCTCGCCGGCATGGATCGTTCGCACCTCTCTTGCGCGGCATCCTCGACGGGCATCTCGGCATTATCGCCGAGCTAATCCGCGAAGGATCACCCGGCACAGCTTTCGACCTGGCCGCGCATGTCGACCAGGCCGGCTTAGGCTCGACCCTTGAGCAGATCAGCAATCCCCTGGTGCAATTCGTGCTCGCCCTCGCCGGCTTTGACGAAACAAAGATCGAGGAACCGGCCGACCAGGCCGAGCCGATCGCTTTCGACGAATATCACGCCCGCCTCTTCGGTATCGCTACCGGTTGGCTCGGCTGGACACCTGACACCGCCTGGCACGCCACGCCGGCCGAGATCATCGCCGCCCATAAGGGGCGCTTGGAAATGCTCAAGGCCATCTATGGCGGCGACGACCAGGCACCGGCACCAGACAAGCCCAAGAACCTCGCCGACAAGGTGCGCGGCCTGATGCGCGGGCTCGGCGCCAAGAGGGCCGCGTAAATGCCAATGCGTGCCCCTCGCATCTGCTCATGCGGTAAAGTGGTCGCCTATGGCACCCGCTGCGCTTGCCAGGCGCAACGCCGCGCCGAGGCCGACCGTCGCCGGCCGAATGCCCATGACCGTGGCTATGACCGCGCCTGGCGCAAAATTCGCGCCGAGTTCTTGGCGGCCAATCCCCGCTGTTCCTGGCCTGGCTGCACCGCGCCCGCAACAGTCGTCGATCATATCCAGCCGCATCGCGGCAACCGCGCCTTGTTTTTTAACCCCGCAAATTTTCAAGCGCTCTGCGCGCACTGCCACAACTCCCATAAGCAGGCCCAGGAAAGGGCAGCACATTGAGCACCCTCACGTTTCACCCACCGATTGCCCCGTCGCCTGGCACGTCCGCCAAGCCAGAGATCAAAGTGCTCCGCGCCGAGTTCGGCGACGGCTACAGCCAGGCCACACCTGACGGCCTGAACCACATCCGCCAGAACATCGAACTAAAATGGGAAATCCTCGAGCTCGACGATAGGAACGAGATCCTCGCTTTCCTCGAAGGCCAGGCCGGCACCAAGCCGTTCCACTACGCTCTACCAGGCGACAGCTCCAAGCTATGGACCTGCTCAGAATGGAGCACCCAAACCCTTCCGGCTCAGCTCTACAGCCTTACAGCAACGCTCCGGCAGAACTTCGGAGCGGCCGTATCATGACGCCGGAAGAAGCTCGCGAGATCGACCGCCTGGAGTTTGAAGCCGACTGCCGTGCAGCACGTGAACGCGCCTTTGCGATCATCGCGGCTAGGCACGGCGAGGATCGCGCCAAAGTGCTCCGGTGGATCGAACGAACCCGACCAAGAACCGCCCGCCCAAGCCTGCCAAAGCCAAGCCGGCACCGAAGGCCAAGTCCAAGCGACAGCGCGATGAGCATTGGGGTAAGCCCCGAACCATCGACGGCGAAAGCCGCACCCTGCGCGAATGGGCCGACCATCTCGGTATCACGCTCAACCTTCTGCACCAGCGAATGCACAAGCTCGGCTCACTCGAGGCCGCGATCGCCAAAGGCTCCAGCAAGCGTGCACCCATAAAGGAACCTCAACTTGCCTAAGCTCGCCACTCTCCACGAAATGAACGGCCAGAGCTTCACCCTCAGACAATGGGCCAGCATCTACGGCGTGCCCGTCCGTCGCGTCACCGCCCGCATGGGCTATGGCTGGACGCTTGAGCGTGCACTCACTCAGCCGTGCCAGGTCGAGACGATCACCTATCGGAACCAGACGCTTACCCTTGCCCAATGGTCCGACAAGACCGGCCTTCAAGTCGACTCGATCCGCCAACGTCTTCGCGCCGGCTGGCCGCCTTCGGCCGTGCTCACCACACCAACCCGCTACCGTGCACCGAACGGCCACAACTCACAGCTCACCCATGACGGCATGACGCTCAGCCTCGAGGCTTGGGCCGACCGTATCGGCGTGAAGCCTGCCACCCTACGCGCCCGCCTTCGCAAAGGCTGGAGCGTCACCGAGGCGCTCACAACGCCCAACCTGATGCTGATCAGACCAAGCCGCGCCGCCAAACGGGGGGAGGGGTCCGAGCTAGGGCAGGGCGGCCGCGACCGGCGAGGTAGCACCGCGCGTGATTTGTCCGAATTGGAGATTTCCAAATGACCGCCCTGGCCGACCTCAAGGCACACCTCAACCTCGACCATGACCTCGACAACACCCTGCTCGAGGGTAAGATCGCGGCCGCCGAGGAAATCGTTACGCGCCACACCGGCGCCGAGACGCCCCTTGTTTACGCCGATGCTCCAGCCGCTTTGAAAGAAGCGATCCTCCAGCTCACGGCTCACCTTTACGAAAATCGCGAGGCCAGCCTTGTCGGCGTCGCCGCCCAAGAGCTTCCTTTCGGCTTTTATGACCTGGTGCGACCGTTCCGCGCCTGGAGTTTTTGATCATGAGCCGGCAAAGCGCTCGCCTCAACCGGCGCCTCAAGGCCATCCCGGTCGCCGTTCGCGAGGCCGTGCAGCCGGCTGTCATTAAGTCGGCCGAGGAAATGGCCGGCGCTATGCGCGTGCTCGCCGAAACGTCGCGCGACACCGGCGACCTTATCGACTCGATCACTGTCACGCCTGGCGGCCAGGTAACGCCGCCCTATTCACAGCCAGGCGGCTCCGACCTGGTGCCACCCAATGCGGCCGTGATCACGGTCGGCAACACCTCAGTTCGCTACCCCCATTTGGTCGAGTATGGCACCGCTCACGCCGAGGCCCAGCCATTTTTCTGGCCTGCCGTGCGCCTCGGCCGCAAGAAAGCGACGGCCAGGATCAAGCGGGCCATTCGTAAGGCCGTGAAGGAATCCGCCACATGACCGAGCCAAGCCTTGCCCTCCAGATCGCTATTCGCGCCCGCCTGGTCGCTTCGCCGGCCGTGCTCGAGCTTGTGCCTGCCGATCACATCGTCGACCATAGCGCCCGCCCCGAAGCCTTTCCGGCCATCATCATCGGCGACGGCCGCACCGCCTTGGAAGATCTGACCTATTCCCGCAATCACGTCCGCGTCGTTGCTGATCTGCATATTTGGGCCAACGAGACTGGCCTCGCGACCGTCAAGGAAATCGCCGGCGCTGTTACCGCTGCACTTCGCACCAAGCCGGCACTGACTGGCCTCGCCCTGGTCGACTTCCGCGTCGCCGGCGCCCGTTATCTGCGCGACCCCTCCGGCCATCACGGTCACGCCGTGCTCTCGATCGAGGCCCTGCTCGAGGAAAGAATCTAATGCGTTCCGGTAAACTCATTCACCAGATCACCCTCGAGACGTTCACTAAAACAGTGTCGCCGGCCGGCACTGTCAAAGAGATCTGGGCACCGCTCGCGACCGTCCGCGCCGAGATCCTCCAGCAAACCGCAACCGAGTTCTTGCGGGCCGACGCCGAGGCCGAGCGCAACACGATGATTTTCCGCGTTCGCTATCGGCAAGGCATCACGACCTCGACCCGCGTCACCTATGACGGCCAGGCTTTCGATCTGGTCGAGATCCGCGAGCTCGGCCGGCGCCAGGGCCTCGAGCTCCGTTGCGAAAGGCTGGCAAAGTGAAGGGCCGTAAACCCGACAGCATAGCCGAGGCCGCCAATCCAGTGCTCGAGGTGCCAAGGGCGCCCGCCTGGCTCAGCACGAACGCACGCGCCGAATGGCGCCGCATCATGCCGGAACTGGTCGAGCGGCGAATTTTGACCGACGCCGATCTCGGAATGGTCGAGTCGTATTGCCTCTTGATCGGCCGCGTCCGCGACCTCGAGAAGCTGCTTAAGACCGGCTTTGATCCGCGCCTGGCTCGCTTGCAGGATAAGGCAATTATCAGCGCCCGCCAAATCGCGGCCGAGATCGGCGCAACGCCCGTTTCCCGAGCTCGCCCATCTATGCGCGAGCTCGACGGGGGAGGCGACGATAACCCGCTCGACTTCTAAATCGTCGACATATCCGGAATGGATCTTTGACAACAGCCCGATTGATGATCCGCCGATCTTTAAGACCAAGACCGGCGAAATGATCGGCGGCGGCGAGCGTGCCGTCCGCTTCCTGCGCGCGCTCAAGCATCCAAAGAGCGGCTCCAAGGGGAGGGCTTTTCAGCTTCCCCGATGGCAGGAGCGTATTATCCGCGCGACCTATGGTCCGCGCCACCCCGATGGAACTCGCATCATCCGGAATGTCATCATGATGATACCGCGTGGTGGCCGGAAAACCTCCCTCGGCGCGGCCATGGCGCTGTTGCACTTATTCGGTCCCGAAAGGATCAACGGCGGCCAGGTGATATGCGCGGCCTATGACCGCGACCAGGCGCGCATTGCGTTTGAGGAAGCGGCCGGCATCGTGCGCGAGCACGCGGCCACCAAACGGGCGACGAAGATCCTCGACTACCGGCACCGCATTCGCCACCCGGACTCCGGTAGCTTCCTTCAAGCAGTATCGAGCGACGCGGCCGCACAGAACGGGCGCACCCCCAGCTTTTGCTTGGTCGATGAAATCCACAGTTTCAGAGACGCTAAACTTTACGGCGTTCTCCGCACCGGCCTCTCAAAGGTTCGCGGCTCGCTCATGGTTGTTATTAGTCAAGCTGGACGCGGCCAGGACGGAATCGCCTTCGACACTTTCGATTACGCCCGGAAGGTCGCACGCGGCGAGATCGATGATCCCGGCACGCTGCCGATCCTTTTTGAAACGCCCAATAACGCGGATTGGAAAGACGAGGCCTTGTGGCACCGTGCTAACCCTGGCCTCGCCGAGGGCTTCCCCGACATTGATAGCTTGCGACAGGAGGCTCGCGAAGCCGAGCACCGGCCGGCGGAACGTGAGCGCTTCCGCAACGATCATCTTAATGTCTGGCTCGACCACAGCGCCGACCCGTTCGTCGAAATGCAGGTTTACGATCGCGGTAACGTTCCGATCGACCTCGAGGCCCTGCGCTCTAAGCCATGCTGGCTCGGCGTCGACCTCAGTTCTGTTTCTGACCTGACCGTGATCGTCGCGTGCTGGCCCGACGACCAGGGCGGCTATGACGTGCACCCCTGGTTTTATTGCCCGGGCGATAACCTACGCGCCCGCGCCGACCAGGCCGGCGTTCCGTATGTCGCATGGGCCGAGGCCGGCCACATTGCGCCGACCGAGGGCAATGTCGTCGACTATCGCCAGGTAGAGCAGAAAGTTCGCGACCTTTGCCATGAGTTCAACGTGCAGGAGGTCGCTTTTGACCCCTGGAACGCCAAAGTCATGATGGCAAACCTAGCCGACGACGGAATCCCCGTCGTCGAGTTCCGCCAGGGCATGATCAGCATGGCGCCGGCAATCAAAGAGCTCGAGCGTGCCATTCTGGCGGGAAAGTTCCGCCATGGTGGCCATCCAGTGCTCCGGTGGAACTTCAGCAATATCGCAGTCGAGATGGACGCGGCCGGTGGCAAGAAATTCAGCAAAAAGCGCTCTCGCGACAAAATCGACGGCAGCGTCGCGAGCGCCATGGCTGTTGCGCGAGCGTTCGCCGGTGAATCCGCCCTCAGCATCTACGCCGACACCTCGGCCAGGCCCGACGGCCTACTCGTTTTCTAAGGACACCCACAATGGCGATCGAATCCGAAAAACTGCTTATTCAGCTCGAGGCGCGTATTCGCGACTTTGAGAAGAACTTTGCCCGCGCGGCCCGCACGTCCGACCGTGATCTCGGCCGCATCGAAAAGCGCGTCAAGCTGGCGACTAGCCGGATTGAGGCCGGTTTCGGTCGCATGGGCGCCGGCCTGGTCGCGGGCCTTGCAAGTGGCCTTTCACTCCGCGCGGCTCAGCAGCTAATCGACAGCTCGACCCGCATCACCAATTCGCTCAAGGTCGCCGGCCTGGCCGGCCAGGATCTCGAGAAGGTTTACAAGAGCCTGTTCGACTCCGCACAGCGTAACGCCGCACCGCTCGAGTCCCTGGTCGAGCTCTATGGCCGTATTGCCCTGGTGCAAGGCGAGCTCGGCGCCTCAACCGAGGAACTGCTCGGCTTTACCGACAGCGTGAGCCTGGCGCTCCGCGTCGCCGGCACCGATGCAGGCGCGGCAAGCGGCGCCCTGATGCAGCTCGGCCAGGCTATGGGCGGCGGAATTGTTCGCGCTGAAGAATTTAACTCGATCATGGAAGGCGCCCAGCCGATCGCCCAGGCTGTTGCCGCCGGCCTAGATGAGGCAGGCGGCTCGGTCGCCAAGCTCCGGCAGCTTGTCGTCGACGGCAAGATCAGCAGCGAGGCTTTCTTCCGCGCCTTTGAGGCCGGATCGGTCACGCTGCGCGACAAGGTTGCCACGTCCGAAACGACGATCTCGAGCAGTTTCGTTCGGCTGCAGAATGTATTGATCGACACTGCCGGCAAGTTCAACTCGACATCCGGTGCAGGGCAGCGCTTTGCGCAGATGCTCGACAATCTCGGCACCTCGATCACCAACCTGGTCAACTCGCCGGCCTTCGATAACGCCCTCAACGATCTCGGCGACGCGATCGGCGAGACGTTCGCAAAGGACATGGCCGACATTCAACGCATCATCGGCCTGATCGAGGGCCTGGCCGCCAAATTCGACACCCTCGGCGACTCCGTAACCGACGCCGAGCTCGAGCTTGCCCAGGCCGAGCAGGCCGTCGCCAACCTGGCGACCAACACGCGCGGCCAGTTCGGCGAGGTCGACGCCGCGTTTCAGGATCTCATTGAGCAGATCCTCAAGGGTAAGGGAACCGCGGAAAGTGCAGCCGCGGCGATCGAGGCGCTCGGCCAGGCGAACCCCGACTTTGCCAATTTGCAGGCTTCGATCTCCGGCGTCGTTAGTCACTTCATCGCCCTACGCGACGCCGCCAGGGCAGCACATGCGGCGGCATCTAACACGGACGCGATCGGCGAGGGCGCTACCTGGTCCGAGTTCTCCGGCACGTTCAAACCGGCGACACCCGTCAAGCCGATCACCTTGAGCGACTACCCGATCGCACCAGGTGCAGGCTCCGGCTCCGGCTCCGGCTCCGGTGGAAGTGGTGGCGGCGGCCGAGCCGGCAGCGCTACTCAAGAGCGCGACGCTATTGTCGAGCTGATCACCGAACTGCAACGCGAGCTCGACTTGATTGGCGCTAGCGAGGTCGAGCGTCGTATCGACGCCGAGCTCCGGCGTGCAGGTGCCAATGCGACAGATCAGCAGAAAGATTCTATCCGTAACCTGGTTACAGAGATCGACAGCCAGACCGCTGCTATGGAGCGGCTCGAGCAGGCCCAGGAGAACGCGAAAGGTATTGCCAAGGATTTCCTCGGCGGCATCATTGGCGACCTCCGTAACGGCTCGAGCGCCGTCGAGGCGCTTAGCAACGCCTTTGGTCGCCTGGCCGATCGCTTGATCGACATGGCCCTCGACCAGGCGATCAACGCCCTGATCTCGAGCTTCATGGGCGGCGGCACTGGTGGCGGCTTGCTCAGCATCCTCGGCCTGTCCAACGGCGGCGAGGTGCAACACCTAGCGAGCGGCGGCCCTGTCCGAGGCACTGGCACGGCTCGCTCGGATTCCGTGCCTGCAATGCTGTCCCAGGGCGAGTTCGTAATTAATTCGGCCGCTACCGCCAAGAACCGCGCCTTACTTGAGGCCATCAACTCCGGCCAGGTCGGCCGCTTCGCCGATGGCGGCATGGTTGGCAGCAAATCCATTGCACAGGCCTCAAGATCCGGCGCCGTGACGATCGCACCCACGATCTCAATCAAGGTCGAGGGAGGATCTCGAGGCGAGCAGGCCGACCAGGCCCTCGGCGAGAACATCGCTAAGCAGGTCGAGGGCTCTATTCGCGGCCTGGTGCAGAGCGAGATCATGCGACAGCGCCGGCCTGGGAACAGCCTGAACAACCGAGGCATGGGCACCTAAACTTTAATGTAGTAGCAATGAGCGGGGCGACCTGATATTATTGCTACTACATTAACAGGAAGCCCCACATGCGTAACTCTGCAACCCTGATGGTCGCGCCGGAACGCCTTACTCAGCTCAAGGCAATCGGCGCGGCTCACAACCTCCAGACCGTTAGCGAGATCATCGCTCACCTGATCAATACCGAGATCGAGCGCGGCACCATCTCCGACACCATCCCCGGCTTTGAAGTCAAGGCAACCGACCGCGACCGCATCATTATCCGTATTGGCGACGGCGACGCCGTTCCATTCACAACCGAGACGGCCGCCGAGCTCGCCGATCACCTGGCCGTGCCTCGGTCGCCGAAAGATTCCGGCGTGCTCAACCTCGACGCGGATTTCAAAGTGATCCGTCGCGGCGCCGGTATTCACCTCAGTATTCCGATGGACGCACCGCCTAAGCCTATGTCGCACGACCTAGCCCGCGACCTAAGCCGCATCATCACCGGCCAGATCGACGCCGCGTTTTCGCTATAACAGTGCGCAGCAACGAAAAAGCCCCGCGACTGCAATCGCGGGGCCTTACTACTTATTCAGATCGTCTCAGGAAAGACCTCAATATATTATGAGTTTCGCCCGCGAAAAGCAAGAGCTAAGGCTCGCGACCGTTCGTTTCTGGTCATTTATTTGCGGGTTGCTTTCACGCCGTGCGCCCGTTGCTGCGGCGACCTTGCTTACGCCCGCACCCTCGCCGCTCGATCCCGAAACGGCCGCCCTCCTGGCCGAGGTCGAGGCCCTGGACACCACACCCACACCGGCACCCTTGCCACCCGCCGACCATTCCCAATGCGTGAACCTCAATCACCTCTCCGGCGATGAGTTCGCGGCCGCCCTCGACGCCCTGTTTCCGGACGCGATCGACACCTCGGTAGGTGCGAAAATTGCGACAAAATCCAACGACGAAAATCTGGCAAAAGCCCAGGCTGCGCGGGCCTTTCCGGCGATCTACCTTAGAGGTTGTCTAGTAAGGGGTTACACCCCCTCAACCCACACCCCTTCACCCTCTCTCACCACCAGCCTTGCAGACCGCGTAAGAGCCAGCCAACCGTCACCCCTGGCGCATCTGTTCGGCAGGCCTGAGAAGCCCTTCACCCTGCCGACCATCACGCCATCCTCCACCTGGTCGAGATCCACGGCCGCCGACAAGTTCGACCAGGCCATTCGCTCGAGCCAGACCAGGAACGGCGTGGCAATCACGGTCAACCTCTCTCCGGCCCGCGAGAAGGCACTCAGGGCAAGCGCCGATCCGGTGAAGCTCCTGGCGACCTACCTCAACCGTGCGCTAGGAGGAACGGCCGCCCATGAACCTTGCTACGCCTTTCAGTTCGAACTTAGTCCCACCGGTCGACTGCACATTCACGGCGTCGTTTGCCTCGAGCAGGGAACACCGGCCGAGCTCGAGGCCCTTAAGGCGGCCCTGGCGATCGCGTGCGGCAAGATCAAGGGCAGGGCAGGATCGCGCCAGGTGACGATCAAAGAGCTCTACAGCGCCGAGGGTTGGATCTCGTATTTCAGCAAGACCACCGAGCGCACCGTCGAGCTGCTCGGCACTAGTAAAGTGCAGTTCGTTTCTCGCGAGCTACACCGGCTCGCCGAAGATGACTGGTTGGCTCGCCCTCGCACTGTGCTGGCGCGTGCAGCTTGAGGCAGCCGCGTATTCAGAGGCCCGTGGCATCGACTACGCTTCGTGCAGCTGCGCACTCTGCGGCGCCAGGGAAGCTATAACTTAAGAGGAGGCCGTCAGGGTAGGCGGCAAGAAAGATTGCCTCTACGGGGCCTTGCAAGCCTTCCCACAAGGATGCGCTCTCGTGTTCACGCGTGGGCTCGCCGTAGGTTCGACGTAGCACCGGATCGAGAACTTGCTTTAGGTCAATGAACGAGCTCGCATTCATGTTGCTCGCGATCACGGTGCAGACACCGGCACTTGTAGCTGTGACAAGGTAGCGGTCGAAATTCTCGTTTGGCTGAGGAACATCGACCCAATAGCTGTTTACAGTGTTCTGCTCGATCACCTGTAGATCGTTGAGCGACATATCGGCACGAAGCCCGAACGCCTGCGCATTAGCGGCAACGGGCATAAGGCAGAGTAGGGTGGCAAGTGTCAGGCGCATATCATCCCTCAGATTGTAAGAAGCATAGCAGAGCGATCAGGTAGCGAAAGAGTTTTTTAGGCTCTCTGAGCTGAGTGGTAAGTAAGCAGTGACTTAGTAAGCCTTTGTTTTAACAGGGCTTCTTTATATTACTGTTTGACGCGCTTCCTATTGTAGGCGAATCTCCAAGCATCAACTCTGCTGATTTGGGGCATCCTCTCATGACTACGTTCCTTGCACCTTGGGCAATCCGGCACCTGGTGAACCTTATCCTGGCCGACCCGAAGCTGGTCGAGATCTTCCAAGTGGGTTGGAACCCACTCACCGGCGAGCCGGGGATCGAGGAAGCCGAGTTTGCCCTCGGCCTGCTCGACGTCTGGTCCGAGGAACATCGGGCGACGATCGAGACGGGCCTTTTAGAGGCGGCCTGAAATTTATTTTGCGGCCGCGCAGATTGCCTATCACCCGGCGCTATAGGCGAGTTACGCCACCCCCGGCGCCAAGGGAGACACCACCATGACCAACACCACGCCAGCACCGCTCGAGGATCAAATCGACAGCGCGATCGACAGCCTCTCAGACCAGCGCGTCGCGCTTGTCGCGAGTAACGCAGCCGAGCTCCTGGCCGAGCTCGAAGATCCGCAGCTCGCCGCTGCCTCGCTGCGCGAGCTCGCCCGCCTGCTCGATCAACTCAGCGTAGGGGCTGAATGATGCAGCACACGGTCGAGAGACATACCAAGTTTGGCCGCGTCGAGGCGACTTGGCACCGTGAAGGCAGGATGATCGTGGTTCGTTACGGCGACCGTGTGCAGGAGGCTCAAGCTAGTGAAAGCGACGCCACCAACTCATTCGTTGCTGGCAATATCCTCGACCGTTGGATCGCCGAGGATCTCAGCGACCAAGACTGAGCTAAATTCAAACGACAACTGTGCAAAGCAGTGACTAAGCTAATCCAAGCCCTAACCGGCTTGGATTTTTTATATGATACTAAGCGCAGCCTCATCAGCTGGAAGATTCGCTAAGACATCATGGATGTTCTACAGGCAGTTTCATCGATCGTCGCCTTGCTGTTGCAATTTGTGGCCACTGTAATAGTCGGCCTGCCGTGGATCGAGCCGCTCAGTAGGGCCGTGCGAGGATTGTTCAAATTCCAGACTGGCCGCTCACTGGAGCAAGCCCACCAGGCTCAGGTGAAGCGCGATCGAATCGCAGCGAAGATGGCTGGCAATCCGCGATGGTGGGACTTTGCGTTGAGCGAGGGCCGCCTGGCCGGCCTTCGCGCTTTGGCCCGTCAACAGAACCACATGAACAAAGCCGCGCGGGTGAGGTGGAATCTACCGCCTCGAGAGATCGTGGACGCTGATGGCTTCTATGACATTGATCAAGTGGAGCTCAATGGAAGTGAGATTGATGCAGCTATCGCTAATTTCGTCACTACATCGGAGCCGAGAGATCTGCGCGGCCTGGCGTTCAAGCTGCTATTGATCTCGCTCCCTTTCAGTGTCTTCGGCGTGCTGCCGTTCTGATCTGGAGCGAAGCACATAAAGGAACGGCTGGGGGGGGTGACAAAAAGCACCTCACAAAAGGTGACAAAATAGAGGTGAAAACACCTGCTAAGTCATTGATTTTGTTTGTTGCTGGCGTTTCCCTTCCTCTCCGCCATTAAGCTTAAGTAGCTGTTTTCTCTCCATTTTTAAGATATTCTGCGCCTCTTGTAACCAGCATGTACCCTGGCGTTGGTTTTGCAGGCAACAAGCCTGTGACTCTGCGCCCCTTGTCTCTTGCGCATACCAGAAGGGATGAATCATTCTCTTCAGCAGAAGTGAGGGGCGAATGAGCATCAAGTACCAAAGCACCAGAAGTACACCCGACCTCAGTGCTGCAAAGCTACCCGTTCTGAAGGCCATTGTGGCAGCTGTTTCGGCAGCGAGTGCTACAACCGCCACGATTGTATCACCGGCGCTTGCGATGGCACCCAGCATACTAGATGCGCTTTTCTCAATGCGAAAATCTCATCCTAGCACGCTTTCCGATAGTGTCTGGGACATCCTAAAGGGTACTTTCGCGATTGGAATCGCTGACTTTTTCTCCAAAGTTGAGGTGGAGAAACCGATATCGTCTTCAGAGTTGTCATACTTGCTGGAGTCCCTACTTAAACGTGCTGACATTCTTGGAGAGCAGGCCCCTTCGCTATTAAGCTCCGATCATCTACTTCAGCCGCTTAAGGTCCCAATATTCCGAGATTTCTCCCGTGCCTTACCGGAGGAAGTGAAGCGGTTTAAGCCTATCCGTAGCATCCAACAAAACAGGAGATTGCTCGAGAAATCTGTCTCTGACGCTCTGCAAGAGGTACGTAATCAGAAGCCAGAGGCCTTTGCTGGTCTTGAACAATTTCTTTCTGCATCGTTGACCGACGCAATGGAGAAGCGGAATGCGGCGGCTAGACACGAGTCCTTTTTGATCCGTGCTTTTCATCAGAACCCAATCTTCGGTCAGGAGGAGAGCGGTATTACACTTTCCCATCTGTACGTGGAGCAGAGGTGTACATGGCGTACACCATCTGACAGCGAAGCCGCTGCAGATGAAGATGAAGGCGAGCTTACAGGTGATCTTCGGAAACAACCGGAGCATATGGAAAACGTCGGCAGAATCCATGATGTTCTGCATGAGTGGCTGAGCCAGAAAGATAGCTCCACTGACCACGTGAGAGTTGTGGCTGGAGGGCCAGGTTCTGGCAAATCGACGTTCGCCAGAGCTTTTGCAATCGAAGTGATAGACAGCGGAGCTTATGACGTTCTCTTCATTCCTCTCCAAGAACTAGATTCCACTGGCAGCTTTGATACCCGAGTATCGAATCTCTTCAGAAAGAGGACTGAGCTGGGTTTTGATCGGGTGAACTCTCCGCTGGAATGGATGGGCAGAACGGAACCCACAGGGGATGCCCCATCCAAGCCTCTGCTGCTAGTCTGTGATGGTCTAGATGAACTGGCGCCGCCGGACTCAAAAGAGGCTGCTAACGCCACAACTGAATTCGTACAGGCGCTAGGCTTCTGGCTGGGAAATCGCAATTCGGCTGGGGTTTACGCAAAGGCATTGGTACTTGGACGCACCATCGCCGCCGAAGAGGCTTTCTCTAGACTGGGAATAGACCATCGAGCTTTGCTTACGATCGGAGGATTTCTTCCTCTGAATAACCCAAGCTGGAATTATAAGCAGAAGAAGGGATTGATTGCTGATCCCCACGATTTGGCTGGCGAGGACCAGCGGCGGGAATATTGGGAGAAGTGGTGTTCCGCACATGGGGTGAAGGAAGATCTTCCAAAGGCTCTGTCTGGCGACGAAAGTGAAGCTGAAGCTGAAGCTGAGGCTGTGCTGGAGCTGACTGCTGAGCCGTTGCTGCTCTATCTTCTGATATGGACGGGGTACCTAGGGGAGCATTGGCCGGCGGCGGCTAGCAATAGGAATGTGGTTTATCGGGAGATGTTCGCCTTGATCTACCGCCGTGACTGGGGGGTCCCAAAGCCTCAACCAGCTAATCGGCCAAAAGGTGGGCACGTTGGAACGAGTGAACTTACGTTGGACGAATTCTTGAGACTTCAAGAAGCGCTGGGCTTGGCATCATGGGCAACGGGCGGCAGGACCGTAGCAGCGAATAAGTTTCCAGACCTGATAAAGGTATATCTTCCTGCCGATAAGGTTGAGGATTTGGGCGACCTCGATAGCGTCTCGCTAAAAACCGTAGCACTACAAAGCTATACAAGATCGGCCGAAGGAGGGGGAGAAGGATACGAGTTTGTTCACAAAACTCTTGGTGAGTTTTTGATCGGGAGGGCCCTTGCGTTCACCGTCAAGCGGGCACTGGAACATATTAAAGAGAGGCAGAATGAAACGCGGCTTAGAGAGGCGGCCGAGATAATTGGACAGGTCGCTAGGATAGGAGTGTTTTCCGAGGTCATAGCCCGGTTTTTCATAGACGAGCTACGGTTAGATTTTGCTGAGGAGGACTTACACGCTATCCTCGAAACTCAGATAGTTTCGTTGGTAGGCTGGGCGGTCAGGAACAGGATGCCTGTTCATCAGAATGCTCGTGCACTAGTAATCTCTATGGCGGAACTACAGCGGGAGGAGGTGCGTAGCTTTGATGTTCTATGGACCACCATGCAATGTCTCTGTCGCATGTGTTTCGCCCATCCGGTAGGTCAGCTCTTCGACGTAGAAAGTCTGCCGGTGCTGACGATTCCTTGGGGAAGCGGCGGATTTCTCCCAACCTTCGCGTCTCTGGTCAATACTGCATATGCACAGGAGACTAATCGGGTGGCCAGCTTCAGACACCTAGACATCTCCTCGCAGGGTTTAACCGACTACTCGTTCGGCGCTATTGTTTACGATAGCTTTGGAGAAGGATTTCTCGGCCCCGCCATTTGGTTGCCGGCAGACTTCGCTGGATCGAATGTGTCAAAAAGTAGCTTCTGGTCTTCTCAACTTGACAGCGCGAACTTCACAGATGCCATCCTTGATGGCTCTCGTTTTAGCTCTTTGAACATGAATGGTGTCAAAGCTTCTCATGCTTCTATGAGGGACACGCATTTCTACACATCGACAATAGTGTCGGGCGACTTAAGAGGAGTCGACTTATCCGATTGCCGGCTTGTCGACACTGTTTTAGAATCATGTGAGTTGAGTGGGGCAAATTTATCTAACGCTAAAGTTTACATGAATCCCGAAAGGTCGGGACGGAAAACTGCTCGCGCGATTTTCCAAAAGATAGAGTTGGCTTCATCGACTTTGGAAGGTGGGATATTTCTAAACGTCCAGTTTTCAGAAGTAGACTTGTCCGATTGCTGTCTGGACAGAGCGCTCTTTCTTGGGTGCACCTTCGAGGAAGTGAATTTTCAAAGATCGACCTTCGTGGGAGCGACCTTCGGGCTCTGCACCTTCCTGCATTCCAAGATGGAGGATGAACAAAGTAGGTCAGCAAGCTGGATTCCTGCAGATCAGGCCGAGGCGAGACTCACGGATATGCTGAGCAAAAGAGAGTTCATGTAGAGGCGGATCGCTCCTTTAGTAGCTGGTGGGCCAAGCCGACGGAAATGCCCATTGCCTTGGAGGTTGCCCTCACAGACTTCAGAGTGGAGTAGAGTGCCTTTAGCTCCTCCAGGTTCACTTCCCGTCTTGGACGTCCTAGTGCCTTTCCGCTTTGCCTAACCCTCTGTAGGCCCGATTTGATCCTCTCACTAATCATGCTGCGCTCGAACTCTGCAAACACACCGCACATCTGAAAGAGTGCCCTACCGGATGGGGTAGTCGTGTCTAGTGCTTGCTGATGCAGATAGAGGTCCACGCTGTTTGCATGAAGGTCTTCCAGTGCTTGGACCAGCCCCGTTAAGCTTCGGCCCAGTCGAGACACGTCCCACGCCATTACAACGTCAAAGCGTGACCGCACTGCGTCCTTCAGCAAACGATCATATGCCGGACGCTTGTCCCTACCTTTGGACCCGCTGATCCCTTGGTCCTCATATACCTCTGACACAAGCCAGCCTTTCGCATCCGCCACTCTTTGCAGCTCAAGCCTCTGGTTTTCGGTGGTTTGCTCCTTGGAGCTTACCCTAAGATATAGAGCTGCGCGTTTCACCGGCGTCCTCTCAGATGTTCACCAATCAAGTGTTTAATGAACACCTTTTCGTTGGCATTGGACAGCTGAAAATCAAGCGATTTTCGTGCCCTGTTCTGATAGGGTTTTTTGAACAGACTCTGGCAGGAGAGTGGCTGGGCAGCTAAACCTTCAGCCGTGTTCCGGAGCGCGTCCACCGAACCCAGTCTAACTCGGACTGCTTCTTCAATTCAGCAACGTGCACCCTGATCGGGGACTTCATCATCAGCTCACCAAAGCCGGGCTGTCCGACGTGAGCAAAGTTCTCCTCTCCAAACTTCATCGTAGCTTCCCGGAGACTTTCCACTGTCGTTTGCTGAACGATTTCGTCAGAGTTCACAAAAAGCTCATGTGCAGTCCGGTAATCCGGTGCTGCCGCTATTCGTCCGAGGTCGGAATCCGTAGGTGGCCCTTTGATCAATAGAGCGCTCTTGATGTCAGAGAGGATCATTAGGGCGCAGGCCTTAGCGGCAATCCTAGGAAGATACTCATTCTCTACGACGAATCCCCTGTAACCATCAGGTTCACGGACTTCTCGCATTCCTTCGGAAAACTCTCGGAGCATCGCCTGAGGACCCCCATGAGCCTTAATCTGCAGCATAGATATGCGCATTGTCTCTATTTCTGCGCTCTCTGGTGATGCTTCCCTCGTGCCAAACAGTGTCTTGAAGAAACCCATTCTAAACCTCATTGCCCTGCATCAGGCTTGATGCGGGGTCGAATCTCTTCAAGTTAGAAGATATCCATTAGCTCAGGCTGAATAGGGTCATTATCCTTGTCTTTGGCTCTGCGCTGGACGCCCCTCTCTGCTTCCTGTTTGTCCGCCAAGCATGTCCCCACAGGATATGGATATGAGCAAGGCCAAGGCGCTCTGGTGGGTTCTGTTACTGGGCGTCCATAGGCAATGGCGGAGTCATTGCCAATGCTGAGGAATGCGGCAGCAGCCAGCAGCCTTACACCAGTGAGTAGGTACGGCAATTGCGGGACAGTAGACTGAGCACATTCTTTTGCCATGCGGGTGCATCGTAGCTTCAGGCTCAGTGATCTGGCAATAAGCCCCCCGGCAAGCGCCTACCCGCCCCCTGAGGGGATCGTATACGGGTTCGACCTGGGCGGGTGGAAATACCTTGTAAAGGCACCTTAGTCACAACGCCGATGTGGGCGTGGCTCGGAACCTTGTAGCTTTGTTCAGCAAACGTGAACTAAAGCTAAGTGGCTAGCGCGCTGGGGGAGGCGATGGACTTAATAAGGGTGTTGTCGTTGGGAATAGGCTTGCATGCGCTTATCCTAATCGTGGTGCTTGTCGTCGCATGGAATCTAAAAGGACCGAAGTTGAGGGTGCTCAGGCATCGGCTAGGCGACGCCTTCCTCGTGATCCTTTTCCTTTTTCCGATCAATGCTTTGGGTAGCGCGTATCTTGAAAATCTGAAGGTCAAAGAATTGGGCTTTGATACACCCAAAGACTACTACTCCGCAGCGGAGCACGGGATTAAAGATGTTGGCGCTTGGCAGGTGAAGAAGGCTCAACTGACAGCCGAGGCAGATGAGGTTAACCGCCAGAGGGCTCTTGCTGACCTCCAGAGGAACGCAACAAGACAGCAACGGGAGGAAGAGAGGGCACAGCAGTGTAGGGCTGACCCACAGTGCTATATCGAACCTACTTGGAGAGACGCACAATCTGCCTGTGCAGAAGCGGTTGAGCGCACTGTCACCTTCGGTATCCGGTGGGAGTCCGGCTTCTTTGAGGACAAGTTTTCGAGCACGGAGTGGTGGTACATGGAACAAGGTGTGGTTGTTTTGACCGGAGAAAAGGTGCGGCTTGAGAACCAGTACGGTGCGTGGGGCAAGGGTCACTATTGGTGCAACTACGATGTTCCTAATGCCAAGGTAATCGGAGCGGGTGCGCAGATAGGCAGCTAGAAGGCGTGCGCTACAAGGCCTCTAGAATTCGCAGAGAAGGTCGTACAGCGGGATTGCAGCTTACCTGAGGGGTAAGTAGCGCAAGCTGCAACGGACGCCACAGGGCGCTCTATGAAGATCATCCTCGGATTGTGATTTCGATAGCAGAGGGTTTCAGCCCGAAGGTCTTAGCTAGAAGCTGCTTGGCTTTCTCTATTGTCAGCGGCTCTGCTGACGTGATTGGCTTTGGCTCCCTCGCCACTTCCCTGTCTCTTTGAGGATGTGGCGGGAGTTCCGCTTCTGGCTCCCGAATTAGTAGGTCACCGGGATGGCAGTCTAGAGCATCAGCGATGGCGATTAGAGTCCGGTCTGAGAAGCCCTGTTTCCCAAGCTCCAGCTGAGAAATTGATGGATTGCTCGTAAGCCTCCGCTGAGGGCCACGGCGCTGTCAGTTCGTGCCTGATTATTTCTCTTCGATGAGATGGCGTAGATGTTCAATGCCATCTTCGGTGAAGGCCATGATGCCGTGCTCATGGTTGCCACTGT